CGAAGTATGACAACAAATCAAATGAACTTTCTTTGCAACCAGATGTGGATGATCGCAAGCGGGCAAGAGGTGTGGAGGTTCGCCTTCAGCCTGCTTCATCTCGCCGTGTTCCAGTTGTTGTTCATGGGGCCGAGATTGTCGGGATCGCTACGGTGGTCCTGGGCAGTTTTGGCATCCTTTGGCAATTACAGGATCATGGCATCGCCTCTCCCAAATTGGCGATGGTGTTGGCTGCTGCTATTGTGCTGCTCGTGGTGGTCGTGGTTCCATTCGTACGGGACTACTTCGCATCGCAGAAAGCGGCTTTGCAAGCTGATTTTGATCGCGGCCTACAGCGCGTTGACCAATTACTTGATCGTGCCATGGCTGCGTTCGATGAACGCCTGAATCGCATCCAACCAGCGCTGAACGTCGCTCAGGCGTTCGCGCCAGCTGCGCAAGCGGCTGGACCTGCTGTTGCGGCCGTTGCTGGACACTCGGACGCAATTACTAAGTACGGGCCCTATGTCTGCCTTGCCGCTGCCGGTGGGGCGCTTTTGTGGCACCGGCATACTCCTGCCCAACAAGCTGAGTCAGCGATGGAGAGACGCTCTCGGATTGTCCGAAATTCACTTCCGATCATTTTGGCTTCTCTGGCGTCCTATCTGGACGACGCGAAGAACAAAGACCACTTCGTGAAGAAGTTTGCTGATCATATCAAGTCAGTCTCGGTGATCGTTGATGTTATCGACGGCACTCTGGCTCAAAAGGCCGAAATGTTCCAGGAAAAAGCCGACCGCAAGCACGTTCATTTCGTGCAAGGCGAGACGCTTAATCCTGATGGAACAACTGAACCTGCCCCATTGCCGCAGACTGACGCTGACCTGATGAAAGCGGCTGGCGAGTTGCACAAAGGCTTGTTGCGCGTGCATGCCGACCAAACGTTGTCTGTCTATCCGACGGACTGCGAGGAAGGATTACATCCCTCGGGTGCTGGCGCCCGCGCCTTCACTTACCGGATCAAGCGTGAGGTTTACGAGCTTGTTTACTCGTGCGATGGATACATCCGAATCACGGACTCGGCCGCGAAGGCTGCTGCTGGAGCCGGAATTTGGGGCTTGAAATGCGACAAATGCGGTGGCCTGGGTTGCAATGGCAAGGAGGCCGCATCCAACATTTTGTGGCGCATGGGTCAGTACGAGTATCTCCTTGACTCGAAGTTGCCAAAAGTTACAGTGTTCCACGAGGAGAATTACCAACTGGCCGTCAAGGGCGCCGCTGTGGGCTTGGCAGTTACCGCTGGTGCTGTCTTGCTTGCGTCCGCGCTCCAAAAACCGAAACGTCGTTGCGAAAACTGCAAGAAGGAGCATGATGCCACATTTGTGAACAAGTGGGGTACCGTCCTCCCGAGCCGTTGGTGCGACGATTGTGTCATCAAAACGACGGACGAGAAGATGCCGACTTACGCGGAAGCATGCGGCCCGCAATTGCCGGAGGATGATCTTGGCAAGGCCCAACATGTGGAAGCGTTCCTCGACCGCGATGGCAAATTCACTGAACTGCTGGAAAAGTACCGCGACGGAAAGGTCACTGCGGATGAAGTGGTTACGATTGTGACTCACACTCTTCTGCCGTGCGACTATTGCCGGGAAATTCTGTGCGACAAGCGCCATTACTGGCCGAAGATGAAGGAAGCTTTCCTCAAGGCCAGCGCTTCCTATGTCGGGGCGGTCGTGAATGGCGCAGTTGGTGGTGCCCTGGGCTTTGGCGTTGGTGCTGTCATTGCGCTTTGGCCTGTGTTGAATCATGCGGTCCCTCGTTCGGCGCCTGGGAGCGAGTACTCTGTTCCACGCGAATACCAGTATCGTCCTGGTCTGCACGTTTTTGAGTGCGCGGACTTCGATGTCCAAGTTCCGGAGGCGACTGATGATGATGTTGCTGAGGCGAATGAACTGAAGGGCTTCAAGGGTGGACGCAAAGGCTTTAAGTCTAACGAGAAGTACAAGCGTCGGCCGTTCAGCATGCACAAAATCAATCGCCACAAGGAGCAGCATCAAGCTTTCAGCTCGAATGACAAGAAAATTGCTCTCCGTATGTACACCTCCGATCCGATTCTTTCGGGCGATTTGGTGGAAATTGGGGGCAAGCAATTCACAGCTGGAAGTGGTCGTTATCACAAAGCCATTGATCAGCTTTTCAAGCAAGGCGGCGGTTGGGTTCGCAACATGAACAAGGATCGCTCGCGCATCATTTGGATCGAGAAGTACGATGAAGAGAAGAGCAAGATGCCCTTCAAGGATTCGGACGACGAGATTCAGAAGCGTGAGGATGATGCCAACTGGTATGCCGCCCAACGCGAGGCGAAAGAGCGCGCTGATGAAGAAGGCGACTTCCGTGATGAGTACAAACAGAAACTCGAAGCGGCAGAAGCCAAAATCAAGGAGCTTGAAGCCGGCAACAAGTGGCTTCAGAGCCTCGTCAATGAGCTTGAAAACAACATGCCGGAGTCGAAGGTGGAAATCAATCTGCAATTGGAAGATAAGAGTCCAAAATTACCTCCTATGTCTTCCGAGGTTTCCAAGCCGCTCCTACCTCTCCCTACTCCTCCAAATACTTTGCCACAGAAGGCGGAGCAGGAAGGCTTCAATCAACGCCTGCCGCAAAACATTGCCCGCAAAGCCCACGAACTCTTTCAGTGCCAAGGATGCATTCTTCGCCGACACTTCGAAGTGAACAAGTGGCCGGGCAAGGTGGCATGTGATGATACCACCGGGATTATGCATAAAGCTCGGTTGCCTGGCTCTTGCCCTGGACACCACAAGGGTCCCTTCTGTTGGTTCGAAGTTTGCTCGAAGCTGGCGAAGGCAGTGGCCGACAAGAAGAAAGCGGTTGCGGCCAAAGCTGAGGCTATGAATGCTGCCGTCCCTGTGATGGCAGTCGCCAAGGCCAACTGCTACGGCTGGATTCTTGCCCCTGCTGGCGATAAGGCGTATCGTTCCCATGCTGTCTTCATCAAAGTCGGCGGCAAGCCAATGGTGCGTGTCTGTTGGCATGGTGTCGTTTTGGCGACTGGTGTTCCAACCCTTTTCTACGGTGAGGACTGCAAGTCCGTTGCCACGTTGCAGCGCTTGAGTGACCATCCTTCTGGCGCTTGGCACGAAGACTTGTCTGACGATGCGTTCTATCCTTGCCCTGAGGACGCCGTGAAGTGGTGCGTTGACGTCGAGCAGCCAGGTGCGATCGAAGGCAAGAACGAACATGTGACTTTGCTGCACTTCAAGGATTTGAAGGATGCGAATTTGCGGCCATGTCAGCAGGTCGTGCCGGTGTTGCATCGTGTTCAAGACCATGCCATCTGTGCGGGCGAAGGCAAGGACGTCAAGATGCTTACTATTCGTGAGTGCATGACGTACAAGCCAAATACATGGGACAGCTTTTCTGGCGCGCCAGTCTTCAATGACAAAGGACGCGTGATTGGCTACCACATGAGCTCGCCGGGCCGTGGTGTGTTCAAAGATGGACAAGTTGCATCGTTCGCAATTGTGAATATGTCCGAGCACAACAAAGCGTCGCAGGCAAAAAATCTCTCCGCCCCTACCTTGCAAACCAACCCGACTGGGTCTGGGGCGTCGTCAAAACAGAAATCGGAGAACGCGCGCAAGCGGGCATAGACACTCCAGCCCGCCGCGCTATGATCGAGAAGTTCCCGTGTCTCGGCAAAGTTGCGTACCGTGAAACTGTGCTGAAGGAACATCCTGACCATGAGATCGCGGATTTTATGCGGTCGCAAGGCTATCTCGACAAATACCCTCCAACCATGCGGATGAACAAATCGAATGAGGAAAGTGCTTACCTCAGCGCACTCAAGTTCTGTGCGCCTGTGAACCCGCGTGTGAACGATCGATCGTGGCACCGTGCTTGGGCTGCCGTGGCGGTGAAGACAATTCGCTACTGCGGCAACTCTCGTGTCATGACTTTTGACGAAATCAAGAACACCGTGGACTGGTCAAAAACCAATGGTTGGCCTGAATGTGTTCGCTGGTCTAGCAAGCGTGAGTGGCTGGAATATGATGGGCTGGAGGAGCTTGATGCTTACTTCAGTTCTGAAAACAACAGCCCTTACTCCTTGCCTGGTCGCGACGTGGTGAAAATTATCGCCGCGTATGCTGACTCGTACCCAAACATGGAGCATTTGAAGAAGCTCTACGATGAGGATTTACCAGCGGGAAAATTCGTCCCCTTCAACTTGGTGCTGCTGAAGAAGGAGACTCGAAAACACGAGAAGGTTGACGCTAACCAAGTCCGCGTCATCACGCCTGTCTCAACACCACACGTTATGATGAGCAAAATGCTCCATGAGGACCGCATGCAGAAGCGAGCGCGTGCAGGCCTCCGAGCTGGAACTGCTCTTGGACACAATCCTTTCGGTGGAGGAACGCAGATTTTGTTCAACTATCTCTGCGATCCGGACCAAGGTTTCACGCAGGGTTACGAATCCGATGTTAAAGCACAGGACTCAACGATTCAAACCCGTGACTCCATCGAACTACTTACCATCAACTTTCACTGCCTCCGTGAGGAAGATCGGACCTATGAGAACTGGGTGCGCATGCGGAATTTGCGCGACGGTATCTACACCGGACCAATGATCATGCCTGACGGCACAGTCTTTCTGAAAGGGACCGACGGCCGCGGTGGAAACACTAGCGGACAACACCTGACTACGGAAGACAATGACTTGAAAGTTGACTTCAACTATCTCTACGCGTATGATCGCCTCAAAAACCCGAGGTCTGAACCGTGGAATTTGCTTGAAGACTTTGAGCGCCACATTCGCTTGGTGCATCTCAGCGATGATGGCGTTGTCGTCCCTGACGACGATCACCAGGAACTCTTTTCCTTTTCGCAGGTTGCCTGCGTGCTCTGGCACGAACTTGGCGTAATCATTGAAGGGCCTACTCCTCTCTATCGTCCCGTGGTGGAGTTGCAGTTCTTGGCCATGAAATTCCTGTACAATGAGGATTGGAATATGATGTTCCACTCGCTTGATCCGCAGCGAGTGACTTCTTCTATTGTTCAGGGCGGTTCAGACAACCCCTTGACTGGGCGCAACACGCCACATGGTATGTTGCTGCGCCTGGCAGGCATTCTTGTCGCCGCCTGGGGCAATCCAGAAATCCGCCGAATGGTGCGGAATTGCATCCAGTACCACCTGCAAAAGTACAAGGACCTTGATTCGCTCGACAGAAGAACGCCGTGGGAGCAGGCCAAGAAGGCGGTGCACGACGATTACACTCTCGCAAAGTTGTACACTGGCTTCGAAGCCTCGGCAAGTCCAGTCAGCTCTCAGCTGGACAAGTTTCCAGTCGAACAATCTATTGAACCACAATTTG